CGTCCAGGCCTGCAAGCGGTAGCAAGATAATGTGGCATCTCGGTCAAAACCGAGTTGCTATACATATCATGTCTACTGTCAAAATCATACATCTTCGATTATTAGAGGATGTACCGTTGATGAACGGAGATGTCATATGGGACACCATTTTGACTGATTGACTTGCAGTGCACTGAATGGGGGGAAGGAATTTGGGCATCCTGCCCGAACTTGCCAATTCACTTTCAGCCGAAGCAGAAGGAGTGCAATATGCGCGTTCGCGAAATAGATAATAGGGGCAATTTAATCTTAATAAAAACCGAAAGCGGTCAATCATCCGGAGTATTCTCCCATTCCAGGGAGAACTACAAAGGAGATATTGAAAGCACGGCAGACGTCGTTGTTCCCCACTATCATAAACGCAGCGCAGATGGCGCGCTCTTTTTTAATCCTTATTCAAACCTGAGAACCGTCCGTTTCCAAAACGGCGGGGATTGTGGTTATACAAAGGAACTCTCTGGCACAGACTATCACGCCGATTATACTGGCGGGGCCTTGTGGTATTATGGCTCGTCACGTGCACCTCTCCTTCAGCACATCGAAGGATATAGGATAGGTGAGACCCTAAGGGCAGAAGCTTTTACCCGTGCGAAAGCCGGGGTTAATAAAGCCCTGTTTGAAGGTTCAACCGAAATGGGAGAACTTCGAGAGACCATACGTTTCCTGAAAAACCCACTTAAGTCCCTTAACCGCTTTCTGAAAGGCAATCGAAAACGCCTAAAGAAGCAGAGGGAGTGGGAAGACCAGGCAAGACGTAGGTCACGAGGTCGCGTGGGAGTTAATACACGTGGCCAACTGGCCCTCGACTACCAAACCTACCAAGGAGCCGTAGATGTTCTCGGCGATACTTGGTTGGCTGGGCGGTACGCAGTGCGTCCGCTCATAGGTAGTGCTGTTAGTGCAATGAGAGCTGTAGATGTTGCCGTACATAAAGTCCTTGATCATCGGGAGACATCTCGAGGATTCTCACAGCAATCGAAGACGTTGTCAAAAGACGACGGCAAAATTGCATCCGTGGGTTATTTCAACCTGAACGGAACGCGCGAAACTCAAATAAAAACGAGTGCACGCGCGGGGGTTATGTACCGCACTCTATCAAGGAATGTCTGGGGTTTTGACTACCCAGACTATGTGAGCGCTATGTGGGAACTGACCTGGCTCAGCTTTGTCGCTGACTGGTTTGCCAACACAAATGCGTACTTGCAAGCTCTCGTCCCCAAGAACTCCGTTATGGTGTTGGGGGAGTGGACGGTGACCGAGTTCGAGATAACCACACTTCGCAGTGTGACCTCTGAATGGTCTAATCCGGGCTCCTCTTATACACCTCGCGGCGACCCTGGGGGGATCGAATACTTACGATCCACAGGAAAAACTCGCAGAATTGGAGATCAAACCAGGTGGACAGCTTATCATAGCTTTAATCTTGGTATCGATCAGATCCTTGATCTAATCCAAATCGGCAAGAACCTCACCAAGGGGTGATTCCGGCAAGTTTTTAAATACTACTTAACCATTATCTGTCCTCGATTAGGACTCACTAACAAGGAGCGACTTAAATGTCACTTACATTCAACACCAAGACGTACTCAGAAGACACTTCACTCGGATCGGACGGCAAGCGTTACGCGGGCCCTGACCAGTCGTATAACTCTCGGGACCATCTCGACTTGAGACGGACTTTTCCCAAAAAGACTGCGACCTATTCCGGTAATTCCCGGAGTCAAGCGAAGTTTACGCGCACAGGAACTGACGGTACGGAAACAGTTGGCGACATGATTCTTAACATTCAGGGTTCCATCCCTGCAGATGTTGCGCCTGCTGAAGTGACGGCCTTTATAGCCGACGCGGCCGCCTATGTGGCGACCACTATGTACGCTGAACTTGTAGAAGAAAACAAAATTACTTTTTAGGGGCTGCACAGTGCATCCCTTTATATTGTATTTGTTAATCCTACTTTTTAGCGTACTCGCTGTGTTCTCAGACTCCGATCTTACATGGAGCAAGAAGGCACAGTGTTACAGCGGGAGCATTTCATCATGTCTATCCGTACAACCGAAAGAGAACAACTCTCTCGACCGTTGACTGACCCGGAATACTTGGGTCTAATCTCGTCAGTAATAGGTTCACTGAACGAAAAACAAGGCGTCCAGCTTGGACCGCTTAAAGGAGCTCTTAGAGCCCGGCAAGTGGGTTCAGCTATAAACGCCGCTGGCAAGTTGGTCTCCACGATGTATGAGACCCCTGATTCGCATTTTCAGGCTTACCAGATCGCAAATCTCATCAGAAAGTACCCATTCGAAGCACCAGAGCTTAAGCCCGAGGAAAACGCGTTAAAAACGTTTCTCCGAGGGGAGCAGAGGTGTAAGCGAATGAATGCCAAGATGAGGGCTCGGAGAATTCCGAGGATCGAACGCACACGTCCCATACCGTATGCCGCCATAGAACTTAAGGCGAAACAGTGGATAGAGAAAGTGCTTGGGCCCTTCCAATTGGAGAGGGTTCTAGATCGTTGCGATTTCAGTGACGGTGCATCCATAGGGATACACGGTAATGCAACCAACATAGGCCGGAAGTTCATGGCTGAAAGTTGGACCGTGTCCCAAAGCGCGCTTCCATATGCGATAGAAGCTCTCTACACTAACGCGTCTGCTCGAAATGCAGTCCTCCCTGGACTGTACAAGAACTACGACGCTTTGCTCTTTGCAGAGCTGGTGACCGAGATGTCCGAAATCGTGGACTATAATAAACTCAGTCTTGTACTAAAAGAGGCGACCACTCATCGTGTAATCGCCTTAGAGCCACTTCTGAATAATTTTCTTCAGAAGGGGGTCGATTTGGAAATGCGCGGGCATCTTGCACGTGCAGGTTTTCCATTACATGATCAGGGCAGGAATGCCCGAATGGCCTTCGAAGGCAGCCGGAATTGGCTATCATGTGACCCCTACTCCACGATTGATGTTCGCAACGCTAGCGGCTCCATGGCTAGTGAGTTGATAAAATCGTGGGTACCTATGGATTGGTGGGAATTTATGTCACGCATCCGGTCGTCAGCTTATTTGCTGAACGGGGAAAGACATGAATATTCATCCTTTTGTTCCATGGGTAATGGCTTCTGTTTTCCACTCGAAACCCTCATTTTTGCCAGTATATGCCATGCTTGCGGTTGTAACGATGGTGACTTCGCCGTTTACGGTGACGATATCATTGTACGTCGTGAGCGCGCATTGCTGGTGATTGAGGTATTGCGTTACTTTGGCTTCCAGACGAACATAAAGAAAACATTCGTTGTAGGCCCGTTTCGCGAGTCGTGTGGTACAGATTGGTACTCCGGAGAGGACGTACGTCCTTATGTTGCTTCCACTAAGTTGGACACCCTGTCCGCTTTTATGGCAGCTCACAACGGCACTCTCAGAAGTCCCAGAACATCCTTGTTTCTTGAGGATCTCCGCTTGCAGCTTCGTGCTGCAGTAAAGGATGAGCACCGCCTCCTCGGCCTTCCGGTCGATGGTGCGGATACTCATTTCTGTGTGGAGCTGGACGAGGCAATATCGTGCCCCACTTTCCTGTGGGATCGAAAATGCCAGACCTGGAAATGGAGGGGTCTTGTACCCCACGCCAGACCAGATCACGAGATGTTGTCCAAACGTGACCACCCTGCGCGAGCAGACGTGGACATGTATACAGTTTTGAGAGGCGCAAGGCCTCCTTCTCTATATACGCTCCGGTACTCTACGATTCGAGTCTCTCAGTGGCTCTATGTGGCAACCACGCCGCATCCATTGCAGCAGATTTTGGACCGTAGTCAGACTATATCCTTGCCTGTAAATCGTTAGGCACGGTTATATTTGGTGGATCCTTCCACCTGGAAACGGGGGTTACCCGTTATAAAACAGG